CCCACGTCGGCTATCCTCCGTTCATACCCTTCATGCGCGGCAGCGGGCAAAGCCGCTGCGAGGTCGTCACCACAGGTCGCAAACCGGTAGAGGTCCGAAGACGCTCCAACCGGCAAGCCAATCTTGTGGCACGCCTCACGAATCGATGTTTCGCAAGCCCAGAGGTTAATGATATTGAGGATAAACCAAGAGAGCGGCAAGCCCATAAGGCAGCCGCCCTCAGTATCCAGAACCTCCAGGCCGTCATCGTATTCGACACGCATAGGGCCGAGGAGTCGCAGGCCAAGCGCCCGCACATCCTCAGGGAGTTGGGCTCCATCACATATTCCTTCCCAAACCGCATATATGGAGAGCCGAGAGAAGCCATCTGTCGCCTTCGTAAGGTCCGCCGACACGAGAACGAGATTCCCAAGGGATATTGGGCACTTGAGGCGGCTGGAGGCGAGGTCTGCAAAGACCTCCTCCAGACGACCGCCCTCAAGCGAAGCCCTCACCCGAGGATCCTTCTCAAGCATCGGCCAGACCACACTACGAACGAGATGGCCGACCTCTACCACGTCGGACGGCGACTTGGTTACCACGCGGGCCTTCCACCCGCGTTCGCGTACCGTCGTCGCCCGACATGGCAGGGGTCCCTTTCGGCTCACAAACTTGCGAAGGGAACTATCACGGAGGATCCTCGCAATCCTCGTCCTCTCAAGGTCCGGGTCCTGGAGTATGTTGACCACATACTCAACGGATCCACGTTCCGGAAGAGAACCGGACGATTCAATGAGATTGCGATTCGCCTCACCAGTACGAGTGAAGCGAGTCGGATCGGAGAAAGTTGGAGCGGGATGGGCACCATCCGAAGCCTTCCCAGCAGGCTCCCGCATCCAGGTGTCTACAGTGTCTCGGAGGTCGGCCCTGAGGCCGCCGAGACGACGACTGTAGTCCAAGGATGCGGAGGAGCTCGCGCTGAGGGAGGCAACGGATGTGTTGGCGAAACGCCCATACCGCTTGCCCCAACTTTCGGCGAACCGACGGAGTTCCGTGATAGTGGAAGGTGGTGTCACCACCTTCCTGGAAAGAGTGACCCGGTGATCCTCCAACGCTTTCGAGCATACCTCGTCGTTTGCCGGTGGGAGTGCGCGAGACAAGGACGAGAGTTGGCACAACTCTCGAGCCCTTGCAGCGCCCG